GCCCATTTATATTTATCTCTACTTTAACAAAGTGTTTCTTTCTACCGTTTGGAGAAGTATAAGTTTTTGGCTGAACAACAGGATAAGCTATTATTCCTTTTTTAAAACACCAACGTTGTTCTGTTTGCCTACCATCGTTTACAAACTCATCATTATTTCTGTATCTCATCGCTATTCTTTTTTTCTAGTTCCATATTTAAAATAGTGTTTCTATCTATTAAATTATTAGATAAATCTTTTACAATGTATCCATGCTGCACAATATGCTTTATGTAGTCGTTAATCCTTTTAGCTTTTTCTGGAAATGTAAAAGGTTCATTAATCTCTTTTTGTTTTGCCATATTAGTTTTCTATTTTAATTCTGTTATCTAATAATTCTATAACAGCTGCAATATGATGCTCTTTTTTTTCTTTGCTTACTGCAGTTTCTTTTACTCTAATCCAAAAATGATTAGACTTTTCTGGAGCAAATATATCCTTTAATAAATTACCAAATCTTCTCATTGGCCTATATATCTTTGTTACTTTTGTTACTCTCATAATACTAATATAAATAAATTAATTGCAAATAGGTTCCTATAATTGCTACGGACCATAATAATAATCCCCATGTAAATGATTCTAAAAATTGTTTCATATTATTGGTTGTTGTATTTAAATAAGATGTTACCATTTATGTATTTCATACAATCTCTTACTGTTGCAAAGGATCTGTTTTCGTATACCATATCCAATTTTTCATCTTCATATCTTGCAACTCTCCAAGTGTTTACAGATTTTTGATAAAAAGGTTTGTGTGTTATCTTTATTCCAAAGACGTTAATAAAAGTATTTTTCATTTTAATGTTTTTTTGTTATACTAAATATACAAACATTTTGTTAACAAATAACGATATTAATAAAACTTTAACGTTTACCAGATATGGTACTCTCCTTTGTTAGGATCCTCTAATTGTGAAGTTAATGCATAACGCATAGAATCGATGGCATGATTGTAGGCATCAATAGGTTTATTTAATACATTACCCTGCTTATCACTAAGCCAAGTGTAATTTCTTAATTCGTTTATTAAATTCTTGCTATGTGAAGTTATGTATATTTTATTTTGGTTTATTAAGCTTAAACCATGGTTAATGCTATCTCTGCCTTTTTTTACTGGATATACTAAATGGCCATAATGATTCAGCTCCGCGATACTTTTAGGTTCAGCACTATCAGCATAAACCATTTCAGTTGCATTGTAAGTTTTTAATAGGTTACTTATATCCCTGTTTAACAAACCTTTCTGATAAAATACCTCGTCAAAAATATATGCATCGTTGTATTTATATAATGCCACCAAGGTTGTTGGATCATTGCTATAGCCAAAATCCATTCCATAGCATAATAACCTAGCCTCCATAGGTAATTCTATTTCTTTCCAATCAGGTATACAAACACCTTCCAAACTACCTACCTGTCCTAATCCATACACCTTCCACCAGTTCGACCAATAGTTACTTGTTTTAGCCTTATACCTTGCCTTTTCTATTTCCTTTATAATTGTATCAGGTAATGCTTCATTGTCCTTATACGTTAATATAACATGGTCTACATCATCAGATGTTAGCACCTCTTTGTCCACCCAGAAGGTACTTGTTGGATTATAGTCTAACCATATCTCATTGCTTGTTCTTACCATTAGTTGTTGGTAAGCATCAAAAGGTATATTGTTACATTCGTTTATATATAAATCTGTACGTCTTGCTCCTCTTAGTTTATCAGATTGGTCAGTACTAAAAAATTCAATATAGCTACCGTTGTTAAAATTATACTTTAAGATAGACTTATTAAATTGTGCATCTCTATACCTATTCAGCATCATCATTATCTTAAGGAAATCTTTTAAAGCTCCTCTTCTTAAATGTGGAACGGATTCAGATACTATGCTTATCTCCGAATGTGGATTACGAATAGCTTTGTCTATAAGTAAAGGAATTATGCCAAATGTCTTACCAGCTGAAGTACCTCCACAAACTACTTTAATGCGTTTATGCAATTTATGTAACTTCTTAATTGCTGTTGTTACTAGGAAACTCACAACTCAAATATAGGCTGTTCAGTGTTTAATGTTATATCTTTTGTTTCCTTTGGCTTACCTGCGTAGTAGTGATAAAACAATTGTACGTATTTAAAATCACCGGATTCAATACCTTCTTTCAATGCGGAGAATGCTTTATCCTCTAAAGGACTTAACCTTTCTATTAGTTGGACTTCTTCCGATTTAGATTTACGTCCTGAGTTATTTCTTTTACCGCCTCTCATTGTTTGAAAAAAATTGATTAATCAAAAGAACAATAGAATTTATTAGCATTTGTTAAATAGTCAATTCTTTCTGTAATCTTTTAATTTGTTGCTTAGCATTAAACAACTGATATTTTAAATCAGCGTTTTGTCTTTTAATATCTTTAGGCTTTAACCTTTTGTATTCCTCCTGAACCTTTTCTAATATAACATCATAAGACTTTTTAAGGTAAGGATTCTGATCCAACCATGCAGGAAAATTCCTTATTGCGTATAATACTGTAGCATGATCTCTACCTACTGTTTCACCTATTGTCTTTAATGTAAGATTAGTATTGTGTTTTAATATAGTAAAATACATTGCTCTTGCTTCAACTACCGGTCTCTCTCTTGTGTTTCTTTCTATGTTAACGGATAACTCATCGTTAATCAGTATTTTTAATCCCTTTGCTTCCATTGTAACTTTCTTTAAATAATTTTAATGCTTTGTTCATCCCCGAACAGATCTCATATTCCTCCGCATCTTCGTAAGCCTGAATTATTGCCTCTATGTGTTCTGGCTCTGCTCCATTTACCAAATCGTGTATCGTTAGTATAAAATGTTCGTCTATTATATCTTTTCGTTTCACTAAGCATCTAATGTTCCTCTGATTATATATTCATTTAACTCTCTCTCTTTTTTTACAAAATATTGCTCGTAAACTTTTAAAGCATATTCAACTTTATCTTTACCCGAATTGTAAAACTTCTCCGTTACATCATAAGTACCTAAATCACCAGAAGATTTATCTATCGCAAAGAAAATAAAATTATTCCATTCTACATTAAATATTTTACAATATATATAAACTTGTATGTCATAATTATATCTTTTAGCAGAATACTTAAAAGCTTTTAGATCAGACGTTGTCTTTAAATCTGCTATGTAATCCTTACCTAATACATCTGCCTTTGCTCTAAAAGGATAACCTTGTACTATATCAAATCCAGGTATTTCAAATTCAGCATCTCTTGTTAACTGTTGCCATACATCGTTTTGTAATAAAGCATCCACGGTGTACATTGCTCTATCATAATCCTTTCTTGTATATACAAAATTAGCACTACCAATTTCTTTTACTTTTTCTTTATAAGCTTTTGTTACTGCTGATTGTACCTCCACCACATGCACTACCTCTTCCAGTTTGTTAGGTTCTAATGCTGCTAAGTGTATCAACCTACCCATTTTAAAAGCAGGGTTGTCAGAAGAGTAATGTAAAGACCTAGCGTACTCTTTAGGTGAATCCAATAAATATTTTATAGAGGAACTACTTAATGCATATTTACCAAGCTCTCCATAATAAAAAGAATCGTTGTACATTTTTTTAAGTAACTTCTCCTTATCATACACATCACCATTTAATAACTGTATTTTTTTTCTTCTCTTGCTTTTAGCATGAATACTTTTTAATTCGTCTATAGCAATATAACAAGTTACTTCACTATGATAAGACGGACTTACACTAATTGCTAAAGCATCTATCTGGTCAGATGTTTCAAATACATAATCTTTCTCCAAAGTAACTGTCACACCTTCTTTTGCCCATTCTTTAAATCCTATCTTTGGAGTCATAAATGTTATATTCTTCCAACTTGCCTTTTTAACTACCTTTCTCATTGTTTTACAAATGTATTATTTTTCATTGAACCTTTACGATCTTTTATTTCATTATAAGCACTTTCAATGCAATCTTCTATATTTAGACCTTCTATTTTAGCTAAGTTAGTTAAAACAACAACTATATCACCTATAGCATCCTGTATCTCCTCCATGTCACGATCTAACAAAGCTTTAGCTAATTCACCTGCTTCTTCTTGTAGTTTTACATATTGCGTTTTAGAATCACCTTGTTTATAGATTCCACGGACTCTAGCCCATTCCCTTATTAATTCAAATTGTTTTTGCATAGTATTTATAAAATTTACTGTTAATGTTTTCTATATTGTATTGCTTATCTCCTTTTAATCTTAAAGGTTTCTTTTTCATATCCACAAAAGGTATTAAATCCCTGTAAGCTTCTTTTAATATGCTCTTGCCTTTTCTTTTATTATAAGGCAAAGATAAAGCAAAAAGTATTATTTCCGTGCTTAAAAAAGGATTACGTGCCTCTATTGTATGCATCATGCTCATTCTATCTATTCTAATATGATGGAAATAAGGTAGCTCCTGAAAAATATCATATCTCTGCGTATCCTCTATTAAACACCTACCATAACCACCAAACAATTCATCTGCTCCATCTCCTGTTATTACAGTGTTTATACCTAACTGTTTAGCTTTCTTAAACAATTTATACTGTGGCATTAAACTACCATAATCTAAATTATGCTCATAAGCAACTATAGCTTTTTCATAATCATCTTCTTGCATTACATCATCTATATACTCTATGTTAAAACCTAAATAGCTAGCCATCTTCTCTGCATTATCTTTTTCATTATTTTCTATTGATATTGCTTGAAATGGAATTTTGTTTTTAATTAAATGATACGCCATGATGCTACTATCCAAACCACCACTAAATAATAAACCTAATTTACCATAGTTAACTACTGCCCTTTTCAATACACTTTCATTAATCAAACTAATTAGCATTTCGTTTTCTAAATTTTTAACAGAACCTAAATCTATTCTTTTTAAATAACTAAAGGAATATGTTTTTGCTTTGTAAGCTAAACCAAATTCATTTTCGTACCTATAAAATTCACCAGGCATAGCTCTGTATATATGTTGGAAACAAGTATTAAGTGTTCCCATTTTAGGTGTTCCCATTAACATATTTTTATTTCTTAAGGGTTTTATCTCGGAACATATACCTATTTCGGAATAGTATAATTGTTTTTTACCTAAAGGATCAGTAAACATTGTTACACCTTCCTTGTCTATAATACATATAGACCAAAATCCATCCCATAACTTATAGTCTTTCTGAAACTTTTTATTATTTTCTATACCTTTTTCAAACAAAGATTTTAAATAATGCACATCCGATCTATAATTTCCAAATTTTTTATAATTAAATATTTCACCATTAAATACTAAATAACCATTTTTTAATTCAACAGGTTGATTTAAACCAGAACCGTTGGAATTTATAGGTAAAGAAGCAAAGTGAACATGCCAACTATATATTTTTTCATAGAACTGATTTACCCCTCTATGCTCTATACCAGATTTCGTTTCTTTTTTTGTTAATTGTATTCCGCACATAATTTTCTAATAGAATATAAATCGGATTTAAAACAATGAAAGGATCCTATCCACATATTTAAATCACCAGGTTGTAAATTTGTTTGTTCGCAAACGTGCTGTAGTAAACGATAAGTCATGTAACAATCATTTCTAAAATGCCTTACTATATCACAGGATCTAATTAAATAATTAACGTTTAGCTTATCATTTTTATAATAGAACCAATATCCTAGAGTACATGGAACCCTTACTTTATTATTAGATTGATCTTCAGGATGCCATACAGAAAGGAAGCTTTGTCTATTATATTTGTTATTCTTTAACCTTTCTATTATATCATTCAAATCACCACAATCATATCTTCTACCTTTTAAATCATTGCACCAATATCTTTCCATGTAATTATGGCTAAATTGACCAGTAGATCTAAATAACTCTTCATTGTTGCCATTTTTATAATAAGGCCAATTTTTATATTGTTTACCAGGATTAATAGGAAATCCATTTATTCTTTCCTGGAAATGATCCTCTGACCATGGCATATCAGGATTAAAATATTTAACAGGGTTTTTTATATCTTTAAATAATAAATTAACATTATAGCATTCCAATAAAGGATTCTTTGTATCTATATCAATACTTTGCCATTCACCGTTCTTGCTATATTCCCAATCGGTTAAAAAATTATTATATATTTTACCAAGGTAGGGGTTCATCATTTTCAGTAATATCTGATTCTACGTTAATGTTTTCTTTGTAATTGTTTAAAGCACCTATGTAAGCACATAAGTCTAAAAGATTATCTTCCTTGTGCTTATGACTTTGTCTCGCCAATTTAAGTGCTATTTGAAAATAATAAATATCCTGCACTACAATACGTTTGCCAGTTAAGACAGAAGCTATATCAGCCGCCTTTTTATTACACAAACTAAAAGGACCATATTGCCTTTCTTTTTCTTCTCCTCTTTTGTTAACTATCTCGTTAGCTTTTTTTAATATATTCATTTTGTATTTTTTGTTTTATTGATTCCATTTCTATTCTATTTGTATACATATACATTATATTTAAACTTTTAATTAAATTAGAAATCTTTTTTCTTTTAATTCTATCTTCACATCTTTCAAAAGCATCAAGAAGAAAATAGCCTATAAGATTAAAGTTTGCTTCGTATTCTTGTTTTTGTTTTAATATCATGCAGCTAATATAAACAAATAACTAACAAATCAATTATATTCTTCGTATAATTTTTGTAGATCAACTATAATTTCTTTAACACAACTAGAACAAGAACTTGTTTCCCTTTTTTCATTAAACACTCTATTATATATTTTTAATAGTTCCACTTGCCAAGAATGGCTAACCTGATTTCGAGGAGCAATAAACCATTTAGTTAAGGTATTATATTCTTCCTCCGTTAAACATTTAGGTTTTCTATAGGACCATATCTTGTTTAACTTTTCTTTTCTTTCATCGCAACCACAATCATCTCCAGCTATCCATTTAACAGCTTTTTTAATTCCAGTAGCTTCTGTTATCTTTTCTACAGTATCCCCAAAACCTTCTGAAGCTTTATTGTATTTCTTCTTCCACTCTTTGTATTCTTTAGTACGTTTGTCTTTAGGTGCTTTCATAATTCTTTGTATTTATCCCAGTCCTCCTGGTATTTATTTTTAATTTTAGTTTTACAATTCTTTAATGTATTAAATATACTAACCCAACTAATACCAGTTTCCTTTGCTAACTTACGTATGCTCATGTCCGTGTTTTTATATAGCTGAAATAGTTTTTTATCATACCAATGCCAACCTTTTATTTCATCATCAATCATTTTACAAATATCATTATAGGCTTCATTCTCTTCTATATTGTCATCATATTTTATTTTATAATCATCAATGTTTACCTTATGTACTTTGTTCTTAGCGTTGTAATATTGATAATAAGTAGTCCTTAATGTAAAATAAATATATCCTCTGTTTGCTTTACCTTTTGTTATTATCTTATTAGGATCCGCATACTTATGTAAAACAATATACATTTCTTGAACAATATCCTCCGCATAATCATATTCCCCAAAAGAATTAATTACTCTTATCCATTCCTTATGCTGCTTTGCAACTATCTCTAACCAATGTGACACCTATAAATATAATCAAAATTTCAACAATT